GGCTAACCATCTCCCCGTGATTCTTACGTCCGCTCGCATATCAGACGTAGTCCTCCACCAACACTCCTCGGTCCATGTTCGAAAGCGCCATAGTCAACATTCTAGAGAATATCATTCCACACGTTAAACCATTCGTTAAATGCCCAGATGTGCCCTGACGCATCGCTGCGCTAGGATATTGTTATTATACACCTTATGACACTTACTACATTTAAATGCGCTGTGGATCCTTAACTTCTTTGGTCCTGTCGCGCTGCCTGTAAGTGCGTGTAAACCTAATGTGCATGAGTGTTTATGTAAGATAGGGTTATCGACTGTTGTGATCATGCCGCACGGCAACCTCACTAAATCGCCCTCGACAAGCAGGCTCATAACCGCCTTGCACCCGGTACGGTATGACGCGTTGATTTCGTAAGCTTCGTCAGAGGACAAATGTTGCTCTTGTTTCGTCGATGTAAGTCTTCGTTTGATACGTGGTATTAGCGCATCTCTCACGAATAATGGTATGCCGTACTCGATTTCACTTTTGACTGTCACTATGTGCGTGAATACAGGAATCTGAAGCACCTTAAACCTATGGACACTAACGCTGATCTGTTTAGAACGAACCTCATCCGTCTCATGCATTACAAGTCGGAAGTCAGCGCGCTTCATTATGGCTCTACCATTCACACTATCATGTTCCTTCAACACATTACCTATTTGGCGTGATATTTCTCGCTCCGTCTTATTTATCTGCTGGTATAGCGCCTTAATCACATCATCATTCTCAGAACATATTTCCTGCAACATATCTCTGTGCTTCTCATCATCGCTTACTAGTCCTTCCACCTCTAGAAACTGAAAGTCATATTTTCCATCCGCGCGTCTGATCTTATATACATGATTTACCAGCATTGACTGCCCAATTCGCTCTAGATAAGATGTAGTTAATATGATATGAGTACCAATACCATCATTCCCAACGTGCAATGTAACATAAATCACACCTGAATCAAATACGTCATTGTCTAACTCACGAACATACACTCGCATTAGTAGGAACACACCATTAGTCTGTGACACATACTTAGAAAACAATTTCTTCGGAGTAGATCCAAACAACGGCGCAAGCTGCTTATTATCAGTCACACACTGTTTATGATTTATGATGGATGTACCTGCATGAGATGTGGGATAGTAGTATCTTGATGATTTATTAGAGCTGACTATCTCATCGTCTGTATATATGACAGGGATGGCTATCTTATGTTCCGGACATGCCGTATTGAAAATACGTATACTCGCCTTTGCGTACTCTTTAGCTTGCTCACCATTCATCGGCCCCATACCATAAGGCTGCGGTCTCGGAGGGTATGTCGGATTCTTCCGGTTTAAGACATCGAAACGTGACCACGGTGTTCTAGGTACATCAAGCTTGCTCCTGATCATCGATATATCGTATTTGTTCGGAATCAAAAGCTGAACCAGCTCGTCGATTCCATAATCATAAGACATTTCGTAAAATACATCGAGTGTGGGTGACTCAAAGAATGTGCTACCATCTACGGGTTTCAAAGCTTCGCCGGGAAATAAGGCATGGGAAATCTCGCTTGTGAGCGTAACTCTTGAAACATATCGTAAATGATCTCCGTCTTCACCAACAAACGGTACGCTAACGCTATCTGAGCCTATCTCCTTAGAGATTAACAGGAAAAGTGTCTGATCGGTATTGCAAGTTCGGGTTAGATACGCCTGATTGTTCTCATGGTCAATGACCACAATGTTCATTCCGAAGGCGATACTCATGACTAATTTCTCGCTTACTTTAAACCTGTTAGCGGTGTTTAAAACGTCTGTTAAACTGAACTGCTCACTCAATTTGCTGAAAGCTTCGCCCTTCGAGCGCAAGGTATTGAACAAAGTCATTGTCTGGACGCTGTCTGATGGATCAATAATGTCGTATTCCTTAAATATGTTGTAAACTTTGTCGCTTGAGAACAGAGTTGGCAATAAGGATTTGACTTCATCGTCTGAAGGTATTTTAATTGGTGCGCAAAGTGTTATAGCTTCCACTGAGAGCGAAGACCAGGTAGTGGGTCCAGGGTTGGATTCGACATCACCGCACAACTTCAATAAGTCATAATTTGAACGGAAAACAGCCTGCTGAAAATCGAACGCTGTCATCGAGAGGAAGTCTGTAGCGTAAACAGTTTGGTTCAACTCGAATAATGCATTGGGTGACATGCATAGGCTCGTTTCTCGTGAGTATCCACGCATTAAGATATTACAGAATGGGAAACATTTAAGTGGTAGGAAAACTGTCTCTGCTGGAGAGTACATTATAGTCGTCAATGTTTGTAGAGCATTCTTATACGCTGTGGTGTACGAGTTGTCAAACTCAAACGGAAACTGCATGTTGTGCACAGCAATATCGGTGAAGTAGACATTCTTTGTGATACTACGTGTAGCTTGCTTAAAATCTTGTTCGGCAATATAAACTGCACATGTTCTTATCGATGCCAAGTGATGGTCCAAATCCTTAATATGCTCATTGCTGGATGCAATCCATAACGCACGTCGTGATAGGAAGGGCGCTGCATATGCAAGTCGAAAATACATACTTAGATCGAATTGGTCTAGCGCCTTTGCATAGTCGGTGGAAAGTTGAATCGCACTGTTGAGATCGTGCATTGGGATGAGTCTGTTCTCGCGCATGATCAAATCATGAGCATATTGTGCGACATGTTTCTCGTGTTTACGTGATTGATATGTGAGTGGGAATGCGAATAGTTGTTTCATGTTTCGTGATTTCTCGTCAAAGATGCTATGTGCCTGTATCGTAGAACCTTTAAGTGACGGGGAAATTACT